GGCGATTGCCAAATCGCTGGGCATCTCCCCGCAAGGGCAAAGCCTGATCTTCGGCGTGCATGCCAATGAAGAGAGGGAAATGTCGGGCGGGTTTCATGGCGTGCATGCCCAGCGAGGTGACGTATCCCGAAAGATTAAAACCATGAACTACAGCGAACGTATCGAAAGCGCGCAGCAAGACGTTGTCGCGCTGCAAGATCAGTTGGCGGGCCTGCCTGATGCCGAGGACGTGGCAAAGGTAAGCGACCTCACCCAACGCATTACCGAGGTGAAGAGCAAAATTTTTGCCTGGGTCGAGGCCGAAAAGGCGCTCGGCAGCGAGGCGGCGCCAATCACCGTCCCAAAAGACCGGATCACGGTGTATTCGCCGGCGCAACCGCTACCGGCGAGCGCGCCAAAGTCGTGGGCGCAACCGAAGCGCAAGCAGACCCCAGACGAGGATCATATCCTGCGCCACTTCGTGGCGACCACGATTGCCTACGTCAAGCGGCAACCGATCGAGGTCGCGCTGGCCGAGTTGTACGGCAGCTATGGCGACTTCGAGGTGACCAAGGGGGTCGTCGAATGGCGAACCCGCGCCGCTACGGCACCGGCTACGACAACGACGGCTGGTTGGGCGGCCGAGCTTGCGGTGACAGGACAGGGCGCGTGGTTCAATGCGGTCATGGCGGGCTCTATCTTCCAGCCGGTGGCGGGCCGCGGCATGAACATCACGCTCGGCCGCTACAACCAGATCAGCATGCCGACCCGGCAGGCGACGCCGACCATTGCCGGCAGCTTCGTCGCGGAAGGCGCGCCGATCCCGGTGCGGCAGGCCGCGTTTACGACGGTGGCGATCGGCCTAAAGAAAATGGCCGTGATCACCAGCTACACCCGCGAGATCGCCGAGCACTCGACGCCCGAGATTGAGACGATCCTGCGGCAACTCATCATGGACGACACAGGCGTCGCGGTGGACACGGTGTTTATCGACAACGTGGCGGTGTCCTCGATCCGCCCGGCCGGCATCAGGAACGGCGTCTCCGGCCTGACACCGACCGCGGGCGGCGGCTTTGCCGCATTGGTCGGCGACCTCAAGGCGATGGTCGGCGCGCTCGCCGCGGTCAATGCGATGGGCTCGCTGGTCTGGATCATGAACCCGGTGCAGCAGATCGCCATCTCACTGACCCAGAATGCGGGCGGGGACTTCCCCTTCCAGGCCGACATCAACGCCAACCGGCTGCTCGGATACGGGGTTGTCGTCTCCTCGACGGTGCCGGCCGGCATGGTGATCCTGATCAACGCCGATGATTTGATGGTCGTGCAGGGCGATACGCCCCGTTTCGATGTGTCCGACCAGGCCACCCTGCACTTCGAGGACACCACGCCGTTGCAGATCACCACGGGCGCGCAGGGCTCGGCGGTGGCGGCGACGCCGGTGCGATCGATGTTCCAGACCGACAGCCTGGCGTTGCGCATGATCCTGCCGATGAACTGGGCACTCCGGCGCACCGGCAGCGTCGCCTGGGTGACGAGCGTCACTTGGTAGGACCGCGACGCTACGGATGGAGAAAGCCGGCGCAGTGGTTGCTGCGCCGGCGCATCACAAAGGACCAAAGCGATGCCGATGGAACTCAACGAACAGCAGCAGGCGGCAAAGAGGGAATACCAGCAGCGGAAGGAGCGGACGGCGGCGCTGACCAACCTGACGTTGGCTTCGACCGACGGAACCGCTCTCGGGCCGCCAACCCCGACACAAGAAGAAAATGATCTGTTGGCGCTGGGCCTGATGCACCCGGATGACAAGGCGGTGTCGCCGCAGGACAAGGCAATGCCTTCCGTGGCGGCGCAGCAGGCCTATCTGGCGAGCGGCGAAGCGCTGCCGCAGGCGCAGTCGCGGCCCCAGGCAACCCCTGCACCACGGCCACCGCCGGCGCCCGAGCGCAGCGTGCCGCGCAGCGAGCCACCGAAGCCCTAGATGGCGCTACTGGCGCGGGCGGCGGAAGCGGCGACCCGCATCTTCCGCCCGCGGGCCAAGCAGTTCGGGCCCGGGCCTTTTATGTCGCCAATAATGGGCGGCAGCGTGGTCCCGCCAAACTGGCCGATGAATTGGTGGCAGCTTGGTTATGACCCGCTGCGCTCGAGCGGCTCGGCCGTGGTCTACGCCTGCCGCCAGGCTTATGCGCAGACGATCAGCATGTGCAGCGGCACGCATTGGCAGTCGGACGGCAAGGGCGGCCGGGAGCGGATGACGACATCGGCACTGTCGCGGATCCTGCGCAAGCCGAACGGCTATCAGAGCCCGGCCGATTTCTTCCTTTACCTCACCGACTGCCTCTACGGCGAGGGCGCCGCTTTCGGGCTGGTGATCCGCAATAATCGATTTGAGATATCCGAAATTCACCTGATGACCCCGAGCCAGTGTTCGGTGAACGTCGGCGCGGATGGGGCGATTTACTATCAGCTTGCCGGCAATGCGATTGTCGAGCGCTTGTTTGCCGATAACCGGCAGGCTTTGCAACAGGTGCCGGCGCGCGACGTGCTGCATGTGCGGCTGCCGCACCCGCGCAACCCATTGCAAGGCTGCGCGCCATTCGAGGCGTCGCTGCCCGAGATAGTTGTATCGAACGCGCTAATGGCGCAGGCGTTGGCCTATGCCAGCAACGAGGGGCGGCCCTCCGGCGTGCTTCAGACGCCCGCCAGCTTTCACGATAAGCCGGAAGCGGTCGAGCGGCTGCGCGCCAAGTGGAACGAGCACACCCAAGGGATCAACGCCGGCGGCACCCCGATCCTGACGGATGGCCTCGAATGGAAGCCGGCCGTCGTCAACAGCCGCGACGCGCAACTGGCCGAGAGGTTGATGGTCAGCGACCAGCGCATTGCAATGGTTTATCGGGTACCGCTGCCGCTCCTGTCGTTGGCGGCTGGCACTGGGCCGCAGGGTTCGACCGAGAGCCTGATGGGGTTCTGGGTGTCGACCGGGCTTGGCCCCTGCGCCAATCTGATCGAGGACGCATTCGGGCGGGTGTTCGGCCTGGCCGGTTGGCCCGACGACTACCTCGAGCTCGACCTCGAGGCGCTGCTACGGGCGAATTTCCGCGACCGGATCGAGGGGCTGGCGAGGGGCGTGCAGGGCGGCATCTTCTCGCCCAACGAAGCCCGCGCCAAAGAAGATCTGCCGGCCATGCCGTTCGGCGACGAGCCGCGGGTGCAACAGCAGGTCGTCCCGCTGAGTGCCTGGGACAAGGCGCCGCCGGCAACCCCGGCACCGGACGCGCCGCCGCCGGCGCCGCCCGCCGGCTCGGATGGGAGTGGCGATGCAGCAGGAGACGCAGCAAAGGCCGTCGCCGCTTTCCGCAGACGCGCAGCGAATGACAGCAACACTCTCGCCGCTTGAGGCGCTGGCCGACGAGCTCGGCGCCTTCGCCGCTCGGGTCGAGCGCGAGATCAGCCTGTCGCTGTCGGCGGCGCTGGCCGAGCTGCGTGCCAGCCGCGCCGAGATCGAGCTGCGGGTCGACCGGGCTGTTACCGAGAGGCTCGCCGCCTTGCAGGACGGCCAGCCGGGGCCGCCAGGGCCGCCAGGGGAGCAGGGGGAGCCGGGAGAGGCTATCCCAGGGCCACCCGGCGAACCGGGGCCTCCTGGGCCGCCAGGCGAGCCCGGAGGGCAGGGGCCGCCAGGCGAGCCCGCGCCGCCACCGGAACCAGGGCCAGCGGGCCCACCGGGGGAACCGGGGCCTCCCGGCCCGGCGGGGGCGGCCGGCAAGTTCATCGCGCCGAAGCAATGGCAACCCGGTATCCACTACGACGGCGCGCTCGTCATCCACCGGGGTTCGACCTACTGCGCCGCACGCGACACCGCCGAACAGCCACCGCATGACGACTGGATCGTCGTCGCGGCTTGCGGCGAGGCGCCGTATGTCGGCGAGGTTTGCGGGCTGTACGATCCCGAGCGGCAATACCGGAAATACGATCTCGTGACTTTCCGCGACTCGGAGTGGCGGGCGCGGCGCGACGACCCAGGCGAATTGCCGGGAGACGGTTGGGCACTCTCCGCGCGGGCCGGCAGCCGCGGCAAGCCGGGTGAGAAGGGCGATCGCGGCAGCTCCGCAGCAGCGCCGACGATCGTTCGCTGGGAAACGCGGGACTACCGCGCCGTGCCGGTGATGTCGGATGGCAGCCTCGGGGCGCCGCTCGATCTGCGCGCGTTTTTCGAGCTCTACCACGCCGAGCGCGCCGCCTGATGCCGACCAACGTCCGATACACCATCACGCGGGTGATAACGCCGGCCGACAGCCTGGCCCTGGTGAGCCTCGATGACGCGAAAGCGGTGCTCGGCATCGACCCGGCGGACACGTCGAAGGATGCGGTGCTGACGCAGCAGATCGACGCGGTGTCGGCGGCGGTCAACAACTTATGCAACCGGATCTTTGCGGTGCAGACCTATCAGGATCAATTCCGCTACGTCTACAACTGGCTGTATTCGGGCGAGCCGCTGCGCACCCGGCAGTTTCCGATCGTGGTGGACGATACCGGCGTGCCGCTGGTGACGGTGAGCGAGGACGGCGCCGCGGTCGACGTGGCGGCGTGGGACGTCTACCCGGAGGATGGCGCGCTCTATCGCCTCGACGGCACCAGCGTCGCCGGCTGGATGGGCACGACGATCCTCGTCGACTACACCGCCGGCTATGACCCGATCCCGGCTGATGTGCAGGGCGCTGCGCTCGAATGGCTAACGGCGCGGTGGTTTGCGGTCGGGCGCGACCCGGCGCTGCGGTCGGAGACGGTCCCCGACTTGATCAGCCAGGTCTACGCGGGCGATGCCGGCGCCGGCACCAGCGGCGGCGCCATCCCGCCGGGGGCCCGCGACCTGCTGGCGCCTTACAAGCTGTGGTCGGTATGACGCCGCAAGTCTTGATCGGGCGGCTGGATGCGGCGATCGCCGGCTACGGGCAGACGGTGGTGCTGCAACGCACTGCGGTCGACGCTACCGGCGAGGTGACCGTCGCGGAGCAGATCGAATGCCCGGCTGCGGTGCGCGCCTTTGGTCCGCAGGACCTCGAAGCCGGCGAGGTTACGGACATCAAGGTCGTGCTCAGCCCGACAGGCTTGGGCACCTTCGGCATGCCCAGCCGCGACGACCGCATCGTCATCGAAGGCAACCCCTCGAACATCACCCAGATTGCGCCGCTCAGCTACGGCGGGCAGTTGGTGCGGTTGAACCTCCTCTGCCGTGGCTGACACGCGCGAGCTTCTCCTGGCCCGGCTGGTCGAGGTGTGTGGTGCGGTGAACGGCGTGCGCGCGGTGGGCCGCAACACGCTCGACGTAGCGGCGCTGAACCGACCGGCGGTGATCGTGCAAGACGGCATCGAGCAGATGCGCGACACCGCCCAAGGCGCGCGGTACAGCGAAGTTGGCCGGATGGAATTGTCGCCGGGCGTCACGGTGTTCGTGCGCGCCGGCAACGGCGTCGATCCCGGCGGATTGATGTCGCTCTATCGCAGCCGGGTTGTGACGGCGGTGCTGACCGATGCCGAGCTTATCGCGGCGACCGGGCGCAACGGCGGCATTCGCTACGAGGGCTGCGTTGCACTGCCGCCCGATGCCGAAACCAAAGAACACCGGCTCGATCTGAATTTCGTTTTTGCCTATTCGTTCAAACTGGCGGATGTCGCCGCGGAGGTGCCATTGACCGTGCCGGTTCGGGTGGAATCTCCCGCCAGTGGGGCGACCATTGTCATGCAGGGCGGCGAGAGCGCGCTGTATGTGGCGACGGGACCGCTCGATGCCTTGGCGGTGCGGTTGCCGCCCAGTATCCCGGCCGGTTGGCTGGTCGAGGTCTCGTTCGTGGCCTCGGTCGCCGACCTGGTGGTGCGGGATGCGGACGGGGCGGCGGTGGCGGGCGCGCCGACGAGTGCCTATGGCCCCGGCTCGGCGCTGGCGTTCCGCTATGTGGATGCAGTCATCGGCTGGGTTTACTGGGCCTGAATGGCCGGCGGCATCGACTTCCGCATCGACGAGAGCGACACCGGCCGGATACTGGCGCGGCTCGACCAGTTTCCCGAGGCGCTGCGCGTCCGGCTGCGCGATGTCATCACGCAACTGACGAACGAGCTTCTGCGCAAGGTGGAAGCCGCCGAGCCGGTTCGCACCGGCACATTGCGCCAGCAGACGCACGCCTATGTGGATGAGAGCCCTGGTCGGATACGCGGGCGGGTTCGGGTATTGCGCAATGGACGGCGGAACTATGGCGCGATTGCCGGCGCGCTCGAATATGGCGGCCCCGGCAAGAAGCGCCGCGGCATGGTCAGGGTGCGGGCATATCGGCGCGATGGGGCGACGATCCGTGCCTATCAGCGGCGGCAACCGCACATCAAGGCGATGCGCTTTCTGCGCGGCCCGGCGGCGGCGCAACTGCCGCGGGCGCGGGCTCTAATCCGCGCCGCCATCGGCGAGGTACTACAAGGCAATTAGCCTAATACAGGAGTTTAACAATGACCGTCACCCCGCACGGCCTCAACATCTTTGCCAAGAGCGAAATCATCGGGAAGGTAAAATTCGAGGGCGCCAACGACATCGGGCCGCAGCTCGTCATGGAGCTTAACAAGGTCATGTTTCGCCCGGCTGCCGCCGTTGGGCTTATACAAGACGAGTGGGGGCAGCTACAGCTTACCGGCGAAGTACTGGTGGACGATACCGGGGTATTCGGCACCCTGACGCATCCCGATAGCGGCGCCGTCTCACCGTTGGTCGATATGTACTATATCGGCAAAGGTATCGTCTCCATTCAGTTGGAAGGCGAGAGCACATTCCGCGACATCGGCAATGTGCCGACGTTCGAGTTCACCCCGGATATTACAACGCTGGCGCACTTCTCGTCGCGGTATGGCGTGCGGGCGAAAGACCTCGAGGTCGTCACCGAGAAGAATGCCTCGCTGAATATCGTTATGGACGAGTTTACCTACGACAACCTCATGCTGACGCTGATGGGCGAGCCGACGACACCCTGATGGTTTCGCTGGTCGATATCGTACCGCAGACCCGCCCGGTGGCGCTGTCCATCGGCACCGTGGAGTTGCGCGGGCTCGGGCTACGGCACATCGCCGATCTGCTCGTGCGTTTCCCCGAGTTGCGCAAGCTGTGGGCCGGCGGCGCGCCTGCGCTCGATGTCGATACATTGATCGAGGCGGCGCCGGATGCGGTTGGTGCCATCATCGCAATTGCCGCCAGTCAACCGGAAGCGGCGGCGGCGATTGGCGACGCGCTGTCGATTGATGATGCCGCCGAGTGCCTCATCGCCATACGCGAGCTGACGATGCCGGGCGGTGTCGACCCTTTCGTCGAAAAGCTAAGCCGCCTGCTCGGCGCCGACGCGCTCCCCTCTGGCAAGGAAGCGGCTACGAATACGCCGCCGCCGCCGAGCAACTCATCGCATGCGGCCACAGCCCCGGCGACGTGATGAACTACACGCCGCGGCAGATCGGGGCCTTCCTCACCATCGCGCAGCACCGCCGGCGCCGCGAGCTTGCCGAGCAATTACACATCGCTACGCTCGGTGCGCAGGGCGAGCAGAAGGCAATCAAGGAAACGCTGAAAGAATTGAGCGACGATGCCCGATAACCTAACCATCAGCATATCGGCGAACACCGCCGCGGCGGAAGTAAATATCGCAAAGGTTGAGGCGAGGCTGCGGGCGCTTACTCGCGAGCGGCGCAAGGCCGCCGACGAGTTCGAGAAGACCGGCGACGATAAGCGACTAACAGCGGTCATTCCGCAACTCGCGGCAACCGAGAAGCAACTCGCTTCGCTGCGCCGCGAAACCGAGAAGACCAGCTCCGTCATGGACGTGCTGGCGACCAAAAGCATGCGCCGGCTGCTGACGCAGTTCGATAACGTCGGCAAGA